CGAGTTGTCTCTAGCTTTAAAAAATCTGGTAGCTTGTCGTAAAACATCCGATAGATCTCAAAGATCTTCTTCACTGCCTCGTCAGTATGAGCCACCACAGCGGTACGAGTATACGGCTTAAACAACGTATACCAAAAGAAGTACGCAGCGATCGCCGTCGTGCTGCCAAGCTGGCGAGCCTTAAGCAGCATTAGGTGGCTGCTGTCATCAAACCCAGCAATGATTTCTTTTTGCGCTGAGTTTAACTTGAGCGGCTGAAGTTGAGACTCTTTGGTAATAATCTTCAGGTGGTTTTCACTGAAGTACTCAAAGCTTTGCGCGCAGCGCAAAATTTCGTTTTTAACGTCCGTCATTCAGTAGCTCTAAAACTAATTTTAAATTGCCTTCGATGTCTTCTAATTCCTTTTCCATAACCTCAAGCCTGCTGCCAATGCCCTGGATAACCTCTAGTCGCTCATCGTTGTAGGTGGCGATTACCTGGTCGTAGCGGTCTCTGAGCGCAGCCTCACGGTCGTTGTGCCCTAGTGCTTGCTCTCGGAGCTGGGCTTGGAAGTTGTCTGTCATCTTATCCATGCGCTGGCTCATCTTAATGTACATCCAGAAGATAGCGCCACTGGCTAAACCAAGCGCACCAAACTCACCAAGCATTTGTAAAACATTATTTTCCATAGTCATCTATTATAGCGGGTGACTTATCTACCGCAAGAGCTTGTCGCTCAACTTTTGTTTCCATTGTTGTCAAAACGTCGAAGATTTCAGTGGTAGTCTTAGTCTTACTATCGTCAATGCCCCAGGTCTTGCGGTCCATCATTTGAATATTTCGAGCTACCTCAGACGCCACTTTAATAATCAACAACTGACGAAAGGGATCTTTATGAGGATACGCAAGAGCGCGAGCCATAGCTTCCTGCATCATTGCGTTTAACGTTTGAGTAGCAACCTTATGCCCAGCTACAACGTCCTCTATCGCCGCCGTAACCTCAACCTTGCTTCGCTCGACCTTTCGTCGGATCTCGGCCCGAGCGTGCTCGAGGATTGCAGTAGACGTTCCATCAATAGAACGTTCCCAGCCGCTATCGTTTTTCCATCGGTGGATCGTTCGCCCGGTAACGCTATGGCGTTTAGCCAGTGAAGAAACGGTTTCACCCGATTCCCATTCGGCCTGTATAATAGAACGAAGGACGCCGTTGATGGCTCCATGAGCCTCGCGCTTGATAACCTTCTTCCCGGCCGCCACATGTCCCTCAGGAACAATCTTAACCGCCTCGGTAGGATCGTAAATCTCATAGGCCTCACTGGATACCGACAACTTCCCTGGTTTCCGCTTCGTCATCTACAGCCCCTTTCGTTGCTAAATACTCACGAACATCTGATGGCGTGTCTTCATGCAGAATCAAATGAGCATCCTGAATCCACATGGTGATCGCCTTGAGGATCGGAGCCAGGTTATCCTTTTCGTTTGGGTCAAGCTTCATCAGGGTTGCACGAAGAGACTTGATCCGCTGAATGTATTGAGCCTGCTTCTTAACTAGTGTGCTGCTGTGGCGACCATCGGTAAGCAAAACAGGAACACCTGTCTCGTCCATCGTAATGCCCCAGAGCGCACGAATGTGCTGCTCAATGGTCAGGTCCTTGGTTTCCTTGTGCAAGCGACACTGGTCCAGACTCATTAAGACCTGACTCATGCACTCCGAAAAAGCACCCTCTAATAAATGGCGATTAAGCACCGGTGTGTAGGTGCTGTCTTTTTGTTTGCGTCCCATCATTACCTCCAGATGTCACTCTTTAGCGAAAAACTGTTCGGCAGAAAAGTCCATATATAGAGGGTGGGCCGGAAGTCCGGGAGGAAGGTCGGGTACCGGAGGGGGGGTTGTCGTTACCAGGACTACGCGTCGGTCTGCACCATGCATTTAACCGCAGGGGATGCGCCTGTCATGCCACTCCTTCGTCGGCCATTCTGGCAGGCGCTTGTTAACAGGTAAGTCGAAAGGAAATACTAATGACTACCAAATTTCTCGGTGCTAAATCCTCCCAACAAAAAGCCACTAACGGAGGTCGTCGTCGTCAGTTGCCATCAGGCATTGGCGCTGTCATGGTGATGTTCGATCGTGAGTACAATGCGAAGTACTCTGGAACGATTGTTAAAAAGGATTCGAATGATCAGCCGCTGCTTGATGCGGACGGTAATCAGATCGAAGTACCTAACATCTTCTGGCGTGTGGTGGTGGTGGCTCATGGTCCCGTCGTTCACAATGTCGATGGCAAGCTGGTCGATGCTCCTGCTAACGCTTACGTTGGCTACGGTGCTCGTCTTAAGCTTCGTTCGTCTGATACGATGATCGAAGAGGACCTTGCTGCTGGTGTCTTGTCTGGTCTGTTTGATGGCTCGATGGAAGCTGAGCTTGATCGTATGCTCGCTGAGGATTTCACTCCCTTTGCGTTGTATAGCAATGCTTCTTACACCATGACCAAGAATAAAGTTGCGACGACGACGGCTTACAATCCTGGTACGTTGCACACTACTCCTAACTCGTAATCTTTAACCGGGGCAGGGAGGCAGCGATGTCTCCTTGTCCCACCTTTGGAGGTCCTAATGGAACAGTGGATTAAAGATGATATTGCTCGAGGTATTAAAGTTATCGTCGATGGCAAGATCCTTTGTCGGTTCGTTGAAGAAAGCGGTCGTGTTCAGATCGGCTGCGAGATGTGTGATAGTGAGAAATATCCAGACGACGATGATGATTGGTGGTCGTAGGGTGAAAGGGCATCGGGGGCTTCGGCTCTCGGTGCTCTTTTTTTTGGCTTGTTGTTTTTTATTTGTGCCGAGGCGGGGCCCCCTTCGGTTAAAACCACCAACCCTGCGCTTAACCAAACCAAAACCACCAGCCCTGCGCCCACGTTTTAGCCGATCACACCGCCCCTTACCTGGGAGATGTCTATCCTGTCGGGTCTGTTCAGGGAATGCCGGCCCCAAGCCTGCTCCGCAGGGCCCGATGGGCGGGCCGACTTAATAAGGAGAATGAGATGATTGTTAGACCCGAAGATGTGCGTGAGTTAGGACTCAAGAGGAATGTATTACCCCAGGTGCGTGAGCACTATGATGATGGGTTCAAGGTGAGTGATATACCTACCCACATTACGATCATGTTTCGTGAGCCTGGACAGAGACATCTGAACCACGATCTGACGGACATGGCTAGCGTAGATATGTATCACGACTTCGATACGGAGACGAGGTACTATCAATGCACTGGTTGTGGCTGCTACAATAGCCCTTCAGGTGAGGTTGTGACTGACCGCTGTGTCAAGATCAACAAGGCACAGATTGCTGACAGTGAAGATCGTTATGGTCGTAAGCGTTGGCAAGAGACGAACGAAGTTATTACACCGTTATGTAATGAGTGTATGATGGAGTTGCACGGTTAGAGTTCAGTTGGAAACAGATCATCCATCTCCCCTCGCAAGCTACGGGGAAGATGGATGGTCTGTTTTTTTTTATTTGAATGAGAAGGATGAGTCAGTGTTAGAGTATGCTGTTGTGTTTACTGCTGTCTTAGTGTGTGTTCTTTCTGTTTACACCTGTCTTGGAGACATGAACGATGTTAGTTAGCGAATTGATTCAGATCTTATGTGACAATCCAACCGAGTTGATTGATGACTTAGGTTGTAGGCGTGCGTCGTTATGCCTTGAGCGTGATACGCTTGAACGTAAGATCATTAACCTGAACAAGGTAATCCGCATTGCTATTGATGTGCGGGCTAGGCTTGACCGTAACAACGAAGAGATTGGTAATCTTCATGATGAGTTGATCGGTCCACCTACTGCTACTGATGAGGACAGGGAGCTAGACCTGTCTAACTTGTATGTACTGAGCGGTACGAGATTAAAGGATGAGGACATGGATACTAAGACTGATACTAAGTCTGCTTATTAACCCCCTAGTGTATCCCCCCCTTTAGGGGGGGTATACCTAGGGGTATATTCTTAGTCTATTATGGGGGTCGCATGGAATTAATTTATATCCCAAAAACAATCAAAGAACTTCATGAATTAATGGAGGACTACAACCCAAGCCTTAGTCAGATGCATATACTTGCGCATCAAGCACGCAGCATTGGCTTTGCTGAAGGTATGCGTGCAGCAGAAGAAGCTATGAAGGAAGGATCATACGATGAGTAGCTACTACGACCCACCTGAGGACGGCCCTGGTACAGTTGCAGGACCTGACTGGTATGTGACCACCTATACAATGAACGAACGTGACGAGGAGCTAGTCTGTGACCTCGACGAGATCGCAAGTACAAACTGCGCAGCCCACCTTAAAGAGCTAGCCAAGCAGGGCTATGAAGTCTTCATTCGGTACGGTTATGTGTGGAGAATACCAGGCGAGGACATGTGGTACTACGAGCAGAGCTTTGAGGATGCAGGCGCTGCATGTGCTGATGCATACACGCAGAGCGAAGAGGATGCTCGTGATGCCATGGTCGATGCTGCATTGGAGGCTAAGTATGATCGAGACTGATTGGCGTGACATGACTTGGTACAGTCACCCAAAGCGTGCCGGAGGCAGAGCTTTGGAGATATCCGAGAAGGCTGCCGAGTCTATGATGGTGATCCAAGACACACGCACAAACCTGTTCGGTGTAGGTGTGGGTAGGTCCGAGCCTAGCTGGTGTGCCGAGAGCCAAGGCTTCAGGCTCATAGCTGTCATCCATCCAAGGGAGAACTGATGGGTACTGTTCACAAGCCAACGAAGAAAGTATGGCAAGGCATCCTTGTATTGTGGCGTGATAAATCTGGTAGCTTAAATCATTTAGAACAAAAACAAATCGACTCAGTACTACGGGCTGTCCAATGGGCAACTAACATGGAGGTGCTTAATGAAAAGAAATGAAATGTATGAGGCTACTGTTCGCATGATCGGTGAGCTTCACTGTCTCGAGCGTACCTTCTGGCACCAGGACTGGATCGAAGGGCTAACCCCTGATGATGCGATCAAAGTACATGATGCACTCAAGGCTGCGCACTATAACGTGTGCCAGCTACGCAATAGCATCAATCACTATACCCTAGCCGGTGAGCCTGAAGAGTTAGAGCTAGAGGATGACGGCGAGTCACACCTACGCAACATGGAATCGTTTGCTATGGGTGGCATGGCTGCGGTCAATGAGAGCATGGGCTTTCATGTTGGTCCGCCCGAGGATGACCCGGACTACTAACGTTTGAATCCCTCCCCCTCCCGCAAGCGGAAGGGGGAAGCATTCAAACTTTATTTTTTAAATTTAAAAGAGATGGAGGTTCAGATGACTGAGCTACTGAAGAAGTTCGCACTAAAGGTTTGGGTATGGATGGGATGGCCGCAGCCAGAGCCGTTACGAGTATTGGTTGAAGAACCATACGAGCCACCAACATTCTCAGATGCATACGCTGCGTTAGAGAATTGGTACCACTTTGTCATGCGTGAGTACGTCGAGATGTACGAAAGCGAGCGAGACAGTTTCATTGAGATCACCGTCGAGGCTGAGGAGTTAGATGATGAAGATGATGTGGATGATGATGTTGTTCGTGATTACATGGATAATTGGCTGCATGAGACACTCGATGGATCAGAAGAAGTTATCTATACCGCCAGATCCAAGGCTGTTTTACTCGCATCACCTAATGAAGACGCCTACTTCGAAAGCTTTGGTGATGCACCACCCGATGTCCATGTCGCTGCGTTCTGGACAATGTATCAAGACATCATGGAGCGAATATGACCTGGAAGAATAAAGGTAACTACAAACCTTACCCTGCATGGGCACTCAAGTATCCATGGATAAAGAAAGTATGTGTCGTGTGCGGCATCAAGCTAGGTGGTGCCGTACCCCAACCATTTGCAGTTGAATCAATGTGCTTCGGATGTCCGGAGCCTAACGTGTCAGACCCCCAATGTAATATTCCTAAGGAGGAATCATGCCAGTAGTTAGTATCAATGGAAGCCTTGCGATTAACGAGGACGAGCTGAGTGACTTTGTCCGATCAGAGATTGATAGCTCTGACTTCGGCTCGATGATGGGCGACGCTGTAAGCGAGGCCATGAACGAGTACGATTACGATCAGATGCATTCTGACATCAATGACCTGGATGGTATTACTGACCGTCATGATGACAGGCTTGATGATGTCGAGCGTGAGATCGAGCAGCTTAAAGAGTTGACCACTGAGAACAAGGAAGACTGGAAGGCTGTGCGGGGAGAAGAGATCAGCCCCGAGGCAGCCGCTGCGCTAATCAGGCAGCAGAAAAAGATCGAGGAACTCGAGCACGCTGTGCTGTGTCTCTTTGAATACCTGCATGATCTAGGTCAGCGTGACTTAGCTCGAGGGATCAAGCGTTTCGACGAGAGCTTACAAGGAGGTGAGTAATGACTTACCAAGATCCAATGGTCGCAGCTACTAAGCTAATCAATAACCTTACATCTAGTGTTGAGTTACTCACTGCTATGAACGGCAAGTTGCAAGAGGCACTGGTTGTAGAGCGTGAGCTTAACCGTCGCATTAATGAAGAGAACTTTGCTCAAGACTATGTGGAGGACAGGCTTGGGCAATGAGTAAGAACACACCATTAACTGAGTGGGTATTTGTAGGTCTAAGCATCAGACACATTGTCATCTTGTTAAGCATGATCAAGCGTTTAGAAAAATCAATCCCTGAAAATTATCAACATGATGTTTTAGTTTTAAAGCACATACTTACGGAGGTTGAATGTCGATTGTCGGACGGTACGTTTTCGGACGAGTCGCTAAGCCGAAACCAATCAGAGTCCTAAAGAACGGTACGCTTAGCACTGCTAAGAACCAGGATACTAGCTCAGCTATGTACTTGGCTGCGTGTCATGAGCATGAGGCAGAGATTGACCAAGACTTTATGCAGCACCTGAATAGCAGAGACAGGCGTGCTTGGTCTTCGGAGGTTGACTGGGTAATGACTGGTGACTCTATCCAGTATGCGCTGGATGAGACACGAGCCATTGGCTTGCGCATGAAGGCTGAGACTTATGCGTCACCTCGTAGCGTGGCTGCGTGCAGGCTGTGCGATTGGAAGACACTGTGTCGTACTGATCCGACGGGTGACATCGAGAATTGGTTCGGTGTTCGTGACCGCAGCGGTGACTACAGCGGAGCGGGTAAGTCATACTCTGTTCCTGGTCGTCAGCCATTGCGTCATGATCGTGCGTTCATCGTGTCACCATCGCAACTGCGTAGCTACATGATGTGCCCTCGTCAGTGGTACTTCAGTTACAAGATGAACAAGGAACCTGCGAGGCAAGAGTGGAGTAAGATCTCAGCCCGCACCCTCGGCACGTTAGTGCACGAGGGGTGCGATGCTCTGGCCTATGCATTCTCAGGCTGTAAGGATGTAGGTAGTTTTGTTCCAACGCAGAGTGTGTCCGACCTAATCTTAATTGCTAGGCTCCGTATTGATGCTAAAATAACTGAGCTTAAACAACACATTGAAGCATTAGATGAGGACTTCAAGGCGAGTGAATGTGCGTCTACAGCAGTGAGAATGTTTTGCTTGGCAACGAGGGAGCTTCTATGTATCAACGAGTACGAACAGCGCAGGATCTTTCGTGTGCCTGGTACCTACATGTGGGTAACATGCCAGCCTGATCTGATCGGCACTGACTACGATGGGAATACAGTTGTACTTGATTACAAGACCAGCAGTAGCCAGCAACTCGATACCGTATCCGATAACTATTTAAACCACCCAGCCATGTTCTTATATGCACACGCTTATAAGGCAGGCTTACCCGTGAAGGAGATTAAACATGGGTCTTAAGATGATTGACTATGCGAACGACCAACGAGGAATGATGACCATGGTGTATGGTCCACCCGGTGTTGGTAAGAGCACGCTTGCTGCTCGTATCGCAGGCCTTGATGATGGCGTCGGTGTGGCGCTAGACTTTGAGGTTGGTATGCAAGAGGCATTGCGTGAGGTGGGTAAGGACACCAAGTTGTTTGATCTATCCGAACCCAATGGGAACATGGGCGGTGAGCTTCTCGAGTTCCTTAAGCAGCTACGCAATAAGAAAGAAGTGAAGTGGGTTGTCGTCGACACGTTAAGTGAGATGGCATGGTCATTACTTCAGGGTATCTCTGGCTCTAACCAAACCACATTGAAGATGTACGGTGAGCGTAAGAAGCAACTGAAGATGATCATGCATGAGCTAAAGAATCTCTCAAAGGTAGGTAAGAATATTCTAATGCTCAGCCATGAGGCGGTCGGTGAAGTCGAGGGGCTGCCGGGTTACTATGCACCCGAGTGTCCTAAGAATGATCGAGTGGACATCGTTGGTACGTTTGATCTGGTTGGCAGGTTGCAAGTGTTAAGCAAGACGCAGGCTGCTGCGTTGAATCTCAAACCAGGATCACAGGTGCTTAACCTGAGCCGTGATCCTCAGTTCGTTAGTAAGTGTCGCTATCGTATCTTTAAAGATGGCGAGTCACAGGTTGTACCAGTCGTTAGCGAGGAAGATGTTCTCGCATTTCTAAACAAACTCAACCAGCGGTAGGAGCTATTATGAGTTTTATGAATCGGATGAATGAAGCAAGCACACAAGGTGACAAGGAGTTCGCTCCGTTGCCTGAAGGTACTTACACTGCTCGGCTTACAAATGTAGAGACCGAGCCTCACCCTGATGATGGTATCATGCGTACCTCATTGGAGTTTACCATCACCCATGGTGAGCATAACGGTCGTCGTGTTTGGGATAAGATCAAGCACGCTGATACTATCCTGTGGAAAGCAGGCGCTATCTTCAATGGCATGGGTATCAAGGGCGACCTTGAAGGATGGGGCGATTGGGCTCTCGCCGTAGGCGAGCAAGCCAATCGTTGCTTTATGATCACGACGAACAATCGTGAGTACAATGAGAAGGTGTATACGGGTGTTAAGCACCTAACGCCTGGCGATGACACGGGGTTCAACCCTCCCTCTAACGAGGTGCCATTCTAAAATGGGCATCCGAGTACTGGGTATTGACCCAGGCTTTCGCAGCCTTGGCTGGGCTATCATCGAGTACGATGGTAGCCTAGCTAAGTGCGTCGAGGCTGGCGTCATTCGCACGCAGAAATCTAAGCATAAGATCCCTGTCTGGCAGGACAACCAAGCTAGGTGCAAGATCATTGGCGAGGAACTGCGTAACGTCTGTTCATCTTATAACATTAAGCTCATTGCTGTGGAGGCAGAGAGTTGGACACGCACTTCGAGTGACCGTGTGATTGGTATGGCTCGTGGTCTTATCTATGGGCTGGCTGTTGATAACTGGCCGTTGACTCAGTGGCATCCAAAGGATGTGAAGCAGGAGTTGACGGGCAAGAAGTCAGCCAGCAAAACCGAGATCACCGAGTGGCTCTGCGACAATATCCCCGGTGCATCTAAGTATCTAATGAAGATACCTAAGACACAAAGGGAGCACGCAGCAGATGCCGCAGCCATTGCACTTACAGAGATTAAGCGAGGAAACCTTGTCAAACTATACCTCATGGCCACAGGAGAAGCAGGGTAGCTATGAGTACGGTAAGCCTTATCAGTTAAAAGCTGCGGGTACGAGCGCACTCGAGGGTATCCTTAACAATGCACGCAAGTCATTCGCTCCTGGTATTAAGACAGGGTTCAAGCGGCTCGATGATGCAGTGCGTATGTCGCCAGGTCGATTGATTGTACTGGGTGCTAGACCTGGTACGGGCAAGACAACCTTGGCTACTCAGATCGCAGTCCAGATTCTTAAGGGCTACAAATACGGCAAGGTGTTCTACTGTTCCGTTGAGATGGGACCAGCAGAGATCGGGCTCAAAGCTATCTCGTGTATCGCAAAGCAAAATTGTATCACGCCATACGAGGAAGAGAATGAGCAGGGGATCACTCACGTTGAGTCTCTCGTGTCGTTAGAGCAGAACGTCCTTAGTAGGTTGCATGTTTATTACGGAATGCAATTAGAGAACATCATAGAAGCTTGTGACCTACTTAAAAAGAACAGCGATGATCCATTGCTTATGGTCGTTGTTGATTTCATCACGTCAGTCCAACCTATTGGTGAGTACGCTACACGCAGTGAAGCGGTAGGCTCAGTATCCAAAGCACTTAAGGCTATGGCCAAACGATTAGAGGTGCCTGTGCTTTGTTGTGCTCAGCTTAACCGTGGCACTGCTACAGCTAAGGCTCCGAGCATGAAGGACCTGCGTGACAGTGGAGAGATCGAGCAGGATGCTGACTCAGTGCTGCTGCTACACAAGCCAGTCGATAAGGAAGGGGCACTAGCTGGCAAGGTAGAAGTTATCATTGATAAGAATAGATTCGGCACGATGGACAGCCTGTCCCTCTACCCACAGTTACATCATCACAGATTCGAGGAGGCATGATGGCTAAAGGAAAGACAGTTTATTTTACAGAAGAACAACTTACATTAGGCATTGAGGCTTTTTACAATATCTACCTTGATCTTTGCGATAGAAATTACAGCGTTGACTTGAACGCAGAAGATCAGAAAACAATGGAGGCTTGCGAGCGTGCCATCATAAAGCTTGGAGGCAGGCTATAGTACCACACCCCTCCCCCTTAGGGGGGAGGTTGTGTGCCTACCACTTAACTTTGTTAGCCCAGTACGCAGCAGAGGTCTTGCCCTTGGCAATGTTCTTACGGTGACGAGCCTTGAAGGACTTACGCTTAGCCTTCATGCGATCAGACTCACCAGACTTAGGCTTGCCTGCTGTGCTTGCACCCTTCTCGCCGAAGCGAATCATGCGAATCTTATCGTTAACCTTAACCAGTACAGCATGAGATTTAGTAGGGTGCCCAGGTGTTCGCTTCGGTTTGTTTAAACCTGGAAACGTTTCACCCCTATACTTAATCATAGAAACTAAAGCCGCCCTTGCGTGTCCTATCAGCCGAAGACGTTCGCGCCATAGCCTTCTGAGCCTTTTGCTTGCCGGCCTGTGCTTTGCCTAAGCGCTTGCGTACTGCAAGCTTAGCGGTTCCGCTTGGGCTTTTAGCTGCTTGGCTATCCATCTGCTTATCAAAGCCAAGTGCTTTCTTCCCTTTGACTTTAGGACTGCGGGTCCGGACTCGCTCATCACCACCAGATTTTTTAGCAGCTTCAACCATTTGCTTGCGGACACGTCCAACTCGTTCGCTTCTAGCCTCAGAAGCTTCTCTAACGTTGTCTCTTTCCCGAGCCTGGCGACCCTTGATAATGTTTTGCCTTCTTCTTCTTTTGCTCCAGGCATCTGGTGCTCTATTAACATCCGCTTTTTCATTTATGGTTGGCTTGGTTCGTGCGCCCAGCTTAACCCACTCCTTCATGTTCTTAGATACCTTAGCACCTGAGCGCCTCATATTATCTAGGAAAGCTGTGCGCTCCTGCATCGTAGAGCTTTGGCGCATGATCCCTTTGTCTGTATTAAACTTCTTTGCAAACTGTCGCATCCTGGTGCGTTCAGTAATGTTTAATCCTTCTCGTAGGTAGCGACCCATCCCTCGGCTAGCAGCTTGTCGGCGCACGTCAGAATCTTTAAAGACTTCTTTAGTGCTGGAATGTTTAGTGGGCTTATCAAACTTAACACCCCTATGAGTGCCGGCCTTACCATACTTAATAGCAATCTTGCCTTTTGTAGCCGCAGCTTTCCCTGAAGACTTTGAGCGGACAGAAGCCCGGCCCCCACGAGAAGCGCCCCCAACAGGCAACCCGTAATCTCCTAAAACTGGTGATCGTCTCATGCTATTCTCTCCGTGTTATTCGCGATCATACCGAAAGCGTCGGTGATCATGTTTACTTTTATCTACACCTTTTTCAAACTGCTCAGGCTTGAGCTTCTTTGAAATCTTCTGGTCTTTGCCTATAACTTTAAGCTTTCTCATGCGCTCTTCAAGCTTTTTGAGTTTGGCTTTGTTCTTTGCTGCTTCTTCTCTAGCTTTAGATTTGGTCCTGGTAAACCGAACCTTCTTCCTTGGTCGTGTGCCGGATGAGCTTCCAGGTACAGGCAGCCCATAAGACCCCATCGCAGGTGAGCGTCTCATTTTACCATCTCCACTTCATCCCTACGGTTCCTTGCCAATCGGTGGCTCCGCCCCACTTGGCTCCGGCTGACAGTTGTGCGGTGAGATCGAAGTCTCGTCCGAGCGTATGTCTAACAGCAGCACCAGCGTCCCACCGATGATCATTCCCACTAAGAGAAAGATCAAGGCCGCCGCTATCGCCAGGGCGTAGTATAACAGGGGGTATTATTCTGAGGGCTTTTTTGCAGAGGAAGCGGCTGCCTCCAGGGCAGCCCGCTTCTGCTTAGCTACATCTTCCATGCTGATGCCCATCACACCAGACACAGCGCCAAGCACTGAAGCAAGGATGGCTTCGGTTGGCAAGCTAGGAAAGAAATGCTTAGCAATCAAAGGGAGAACTGCTGCCAGTATAGACAGCCACAGCTTACGACTCTTCATCTTATCCATTAGTAACTACTCCGTCGTTTTTGTTTAGTGGCTTCGAGTGTGCGCTTTCGTTGTGCTGAAGTTCCCCGCATCTCGCCTGGCTTAAGCCCTCGTTTGGGATCTTTTGCTTTAGGCTTAGCCTTGCGCTTGATCTTCTTGGGGTCTTCTACATTGCTAACTCTGAATTTAGGCTTAGGGTTTACAGCATCTTGCATGCCGTCATTGTCACCCATGTCCTCATAGCGGCGAGTGTTGCTTTTTCCTCTGGGTCCTTTGCGTTTTTCTGCTAGCATTCTGCCAGCAGCCCTTGCTTTAAGAACGCTGTCAGCTATAAATTCACGTTTCATTTTGATTGCTCCTATGGTCCCAGCGTGCTGGGGTTAATCTAATGTCGTAGTGAGTGAAGGTGTTGTACCTTCCAAGCCCACCATTGGGAATGCGGTTGTGTTCCATCAAGCCAAGGATCGTGTCCTGTAGCTTGTCGGGCGTAATCTCTGTGGCAACTAGGTCCGCTGCCATGCTCTCAAGATGCAGGCTTTGGAATGCTCCGCCTACCTTCTTGTTGTGCTTCGGGCATCGGTACGCACTGTTGATCTTCAGCGGGCCTACCAGTTCCCTGATACGTTGCAGTTCCCACGCCAGATGACGTGCGGTATGCTCGTTCCCAATGGTCCCGCAACACTTGCAACGGAACTCGAACGGACTGAAATTTGGAGGCCAGCCGGGTGTCATCAGAATTCCACAAGGGTATAGACTGCTGTTTGGCTGTTATCATTTAAATAAATGGTAACGCCAGGCTGCATAGCTAGGGTTAGTGCTGCGCCAGGCTGAAGCAGGATACCCGTAGTGGGATGCTCTACAGTACCAACATAAAGATTAACAGGACCGTGATTAGATACGATCGTTGTTCCGTCTCGGCCGGCAATGGTATCAAACTTACCGCTGATCGTAACAAGTGTGGTCGTCGTTGATGATGACCAGACGGGATTGTTCTTATTTAAAAAGCTCATTCTTTTTCCTATGGATGCGCCGGCTTGCCGGCATGATAGTCTCTAAGTATTTCGTCGGGGCTTAAAGCTCTGGAGTAAAAGCGGCCGGTGTCAAGAATACCCGTAAGGTAATTATCAGGTGCTTGGTCTCGGCCAAACTCCCAAGCCGTCCCTGCTGACCAACTTTCTTCTACGCCTTTTCCTGTGTTAGTGGCTCGAAGAATCCCGTCAACATACAACTTCAGATTGTTGCCTGGCCCTTCGTTAACAAAGACCAAGTAATAAAAAGCGCCAGGGCCTGAACCGGTATACTGAGCAGCCGCAAAGCCGCCCTCAAAGACAAAGCCTTTAATGTCGTTTGCATTATCAGCCGACGTTAAACCTACATCTCGGCCGAGCCCGCCATCTTTACCAATAAAAAATTCAGTTCCCTGATGAGGGACACCGGAGTCTTGGTAGGCCCAAGTGCAAAGAGTAAAGGCCCCGGCAAAGTTTAGCTTTGCAGGGTTGCCAATCGTGACGAAGCTTTCGCCATTGAAGTTAGGCCAGGTAAACGCAGCGCCAGTCGTGCCATCTGTCCCATTAGCAGGCGTCGGCATCAGGTCGTGCCATGTCGTGCTACCGTGACTCAGCCGCTCGTAGCGAGCGGATGCGTCACCGGTGGGTACTGGCTGTAGAAGAAACGGATTCACTTCTTCTTCTTCGGCTCAGCTTTTTTCTTCGCTGCTTTCTTTGCGGGCTCTTCATCAAGCACGATGATCTCATGCCGCACGTTGCCTGGTCCAATATACTGAACAATAGTCTTAGGCATTATTTCACTCTTTCTCGTGCTGCTTTGGCACGCTGTTTTATTTGTTGCTGCTCTCGATCAAGAGTCTGTCTTGCATCTTCTTTTGCGCCTCGAGCACCTTGAAGCAGCCGCAGTTTAAGGTTGTATCCTTTGTCCTTAGCTAGCTTATCTTTAGATACAACTCCACGGTAAGCTTCAACATCTCTCAGCTTCCGATAGAAATCGCCCTGCGCTTTAGCATATTTTTTTATTGAGCGGTCCACAAGTGTCCTTAAAGACTGAAGTTTTCGGCGCTCTGTTTCATTGGTCGATTCTTTGATTTGTTTATCTAGCCCGTTAATCATTCCACCCCGAATGCCGGTTAGAAGATTGCGAGTTGCCTGATTGATTTGCTTGTCGTTCTCTAGAATCTTTCTACTTCTAAAGTAGACACGGCTAATGCCCTCGACAAAATGCTCAAGCATAAAGTCCATCTGCTGTTGAGGGTTTAGCTTTTCAAACTGAAGCTGGTCAGTTCTTTCTAGGTCATCAATCAAAGAACGGTAGCTAGAGAATTGCCCCTTTGGAGAGTAGCCTGCAAGGGGGGCTGCTGTTTTAGCAAAGGACCAATTGTCTGTTCCGATTAGAGCGCCAGCTAACCCATCAAGAGCAGCTGGTAAATCAAGCCAGCCTTTAGATCGACCCGAGTCATCAGAGTAAAGCATTTTAACCAAAGGTCTCAACCAAAAGTTGCCAGACAAAGCGCCGAGTCGAGTAATATCTTTCGGAGTTAAGACTCTTCCTTCTGCTGTAGCTCGCTGGAAATAACGCATGGTTTTGTTTGGCTTCTTCGAGCCAAACAAACCACCATCAGTAGCCTCAAGGTACCCACTAGCTATCCACGCTTGAGCAGCCAGGATATTTTCTAGTGCAAGGAAAGTCATTTCAAATTGGTTGGCATTGTTCCAGCGCCAGGTCTGGATAACATTATGGTTTGGTGTGCTTCTAACTAGAGCACTAGATACAGAGCCCGGCTCCTGTTTAAACCTGTTCATTTCCTGGAGGTCGTTGGTATTCGGATGAGCAATGCCAGCCATTGCCATACCGTAAGCGCCAACCCGAACAGCCCTAAGTGTATCCTGCCTTGATCTAGATGTTAGAATATCAACGCTGTTTGTTTTGCCTCGAGAATTCATGCCTCCATCAAACAGGGTACCAGCTAAGATACCTTTCTTAACGTAGGGAATATCCAAAGCAAGATAAGGAAAGCTAATGAATGGGCTGATAAAGGTAGCAAGCATTCCCATGTTCCCAATTCGCATCTCTTTAATGAAGCGAGGAATGTGCGAGTAGTTAACAACTCGGTTGGATGCACGCCACATAGCCTGGCTAACCTTGAGCTTTCTTAGGCCCTGCTGGTTTAGCTCTCTACCACCCTGCATAAACCTTTCTCCTCGCTTGGTGATTACAGCGTAACCATTGCGGCTTGTCTGAAGCTCTAAGAACTCACCATCCTTTAGCTTTGAAAGGTCCTTGGTAATTGATTTGTACTCGCTTACCGCCTCAAACAAACGGGGTGCGTTGTCCTCCATTTGATACAGCTTCTTTAAAGCTTTTTCTTTTAAACCAAAGGCTTTGCCTGGTAGTGAGTCGCCACCAAAAATAGGCTTCACATTTTCTACTGAAATAAAGTCTAAGTTCTTTAGGCTTGCGTAAGCATCTAAAGCTTCAAAGGCGTCTCGATCAAACCAGCGACCAGCATCCTTAATGCCTGATGCTTTGTTAGCAAAGCCAGACTTTTCTCTTGACCAAGCCCTAAATGCCCATGCTGTCATAGCAACATCGTTATATAAGCTAATAGGGTTCTGACCACGGTGCAGGGCGGCAGCTAGTGAGTGGCTTAAAGTGTTACCAAGATGGGTAAGCATTGCACCAAAGGTAACGTTGCCTTTCATTATGGAGTTCCATGTATTCATAGATGACATGGCATCAAATAGCTGAGCGTTAAACGCAACAGACTCCATCCAATCAGGGTGCATAAACGATCCCATTGCACCATCAGATGCAAACTCTTGGATCGAAGTATCAAGCCCTGTTCTTTTGTTCTTAGCCCCAGTGTAAGCAGCTTCTTTTAGTGGGGATGTTACCCAGTTTCCATCCGGCGCAAGGAAGGCAGGCATAGATAAATCCTGGTCTTTCATCGCAAAGGCATCAGCAAACTTATTGTAAAGCTCAGCGTCGTTCTTTGCGAGAGACTGAGGGCTTTCATATTTTTCTAGCTTTGCTGCTAGCTGATCTAGTTTAGAGCCTACTTCCACTGGGTATTTTTCGCTGGGTCTGTTGCCGGTAAGCTCGAGCACCTGCTCGTTAGTCAGTGCCTTCTTTCCGTTTGCTTTAAGCTCAGCGTTCATGCCTTCAATAATTGTTTCGGGGTTAGTTCGGATTGTGTTTGCAATGTCCTTAGCCGAAACAACTGTTAGCTCCCTGTTTTGGTAGGTGCCTTCAGGATGGACAACATCTACTAATTCAGCGAGGCGAGACGGCAGCGCAATAGGCATCGAGTCCTGGTAAAGCTCTCGGCTAATTGCGATCCGGGTTGCTGCGTCAGCAAGGGTTGAACCATAACTAATGTTAAGCCGATCCATTTCAGCTTTAACAAACTTGTTAATCAGTTCCTTCTTAGCCTGAGCAACCCACTTGTTGTAGATAACCTGGTACGCTTCATCCTGGATCTTCTTCAGGTCTTTGTTTGCTTTACCTTTAGCATCTCGCTTTCTCAGGGAAGACAACTCATTAAAGAAAATCTTTCCAGGGTTAACAGTAGCTAAAACCGCTCCGTCTTTTCCTTTGATTAAAAAGTTGCTGGGTATTTTTCTGATCACAGACCGAGCCAAAGCAGCAGGGCTAGAGTAGTCAGGCGCATCAGCATACTCAGCAAGGGAAGATCGCCCTTCAAAGGGGCGATCAAACTGCTGAAGGTAATCATTAAAAGCTTTGGTTAGCCTTGCGTTCTCAGCTTTGTTTAGTGGCCTTCCTAGCTGTTGCTCAATAGCCCGTATCGCTCCTTCTGCTGCGTACTTCTTAGCGGTGGGGCTCGCTAACAGCGAGATCCCATCGCTGAAAGCGTCCATAATTGAAGCAAGGAAAGCGTTGCTCTGAGCAGGAGACATGCCTGCTTTATCTTCAAACTTTAATCGCGTTCTTTGCAGTTCACTCTTAAGCCACTGCGGCATAGGCACGTCACCAATGCTTGGGAAGTCCTGCCTAAACCCAACAGTAGGAGGCTTGCTTTCTTTTAGCGGGCTGCCCTTTTGAGTTGAAGTAATATCTACTTCCATTGCGGGGACATCAGGCTTTACTTCATTAGCCCGAGCAAGCTCGGCCTTTAGGGTTTTCTTATTATGAAAGACCCGCTGAATACCTTGGTAAATCTTCCCAGTGTCTGCCTCTAAAGATCTAATCACTCGTTCAAATACAAACTTTTCTGGCATACTCATGCTTGATTCATAAGCGCGCTCTAGTAGCTGAGTTAAAGGCTGGTTCTTGCCGTATGCATCTCTTGCTTGAGCTACCATTTGTTTAAATTGATTTGACCCACTCGTAGCTTCTCGGCCCTCAAGAATTTTATTAACTTCTTTTGTTAAAATGTATTCCCTGGTCCGAGGAATAGAAACATTTTGTGTTTGAGCATTCTCCAAAGAAAGGCGGGCGCTTTCTAAAAGAGGTATAACCTCTTTTGCATGAAGCCTGCGAGCTATCCCTGGGCCTCGCTTCTTGGTTGTAATACCTGGAAGGCTTTTAACTCCCTTAGCCTCAACAACGCTCATGCCTTTCGGCGGTGGTTGCATTTTTGATTCAGCGCGCCGGAGAGCATAGCGACCAACAACAGACCTAGCAAACCTAGGCTTTTTCCTTGAGGTGTCTCTTCTTTTAAACCCTTCAAGTGCGGGCTCGGCTCTGTTCTTATCTCCTAAGTACTCATCCGAAACCTCGCGAAGACCTTCCATAATATCTTCATCAAGTTGCTTTAAAAGATCAGCCAAAGAAGACACGCGCTCATCAGGGGTAATCTTGCCCTCAATAAAAGCTTCATCAATTCTGTTAATGTCTTTGTTTAGTTGCTCACCAAAACGATCTACTGTTCGCTTCTCTTTAGCTAAGAGATCTCTAGGCATCTCGCCTTTAATGTATGCTTCAACCTCTGCTCGAGCATTGGGATAGCGAGTTGGATCTGTTGTTTTTCCCTTAGTGCCTAGGCCCTCAGGCATATAGCTAAGGGCAGACTTAAACATTTTTAGTTTTGTTGTGCCCTGCTTGGCATCAAACGGAACACCAGTAAACTCACCGGTCTTAGCTCGCTGAATGTCAGGCTCTTTGGCGAGGCCACGCATTAGGTTGTACATATCAAGGCCAACCTGCTCGCCTCTTAGTGATCGGTTAGTCAGTAAATCAAACTGCGTTTTATAATAAACCTGCTTAGCTGTTTGTTTTGCTGGGCCACCTGTTTCAGCGACTGCCGCATCTTCAGCTTTTTGTTCTCGCGCTAAGCGATCTGCCTCGGCTTTGTTTTTAAATGTTTGTTTTGGATCTTCTGGTATCCCAGCGCGCTGGGTTGTTGCTTCAGCTTTGCGTGGCTCAGTCGCAACAGGTTGCTGCTGCTCTTTGCGTAGGTTTTCTTTGGCAGCTTTAAGTCTTTGCTCTGCTTTATTAACAAGGTCTTTAGCTTTAGCTTGCTCACTTGCTGCATAGTCTCGCTCTTTGTTTGCAGTCCGAGTGCGGGCAATAACAGCTTTAGCTCTCGTTGACCTTGGCCTTCCTAAGTATTCCTGCTGTTGTTGTGAGCGCTTATTAACCTCATCTAAAATGTTAGCAGCTTTTTGTTTGGCAAAAGATAAGCCCTGTTCGGCACGAGCTACGCTTTGCTCTGCTTTAATAGTTGCCCGTTCTTTTGCTAAGCCCTGTTCATTTGCTCTTTTTTGAGCCGCTGACTCTAGAGCGAGAGCTTCTTTTGGTTTGTACCATTTGCCTTTTTCAACATCCCATAACAAACCTTCTTGATCAATAACACGGGTCCAGTCTTTGTATTGTTTGCTGGCAGCCCCATCGCCCTTATAAAACCCTTCTTCTTTTCTTTTGTTAAATGCCTCTAGTGTATTAAAAGAATTAAATTCTTTAGGTGCTGTTTTTGCAGCAGCAGTTTCTGGAATAACCTCTGGAGCAAACGCTTTCTCTGAAGCCTCGAGCCGAGCGATCTTATCAATAAGCTTAGCCCGGCCTGCTGCATCAATAGTAAAAGACTCGTTACCAATCTCATAGACTGCAACATCCTGAGCGCTTGTAACTTTTGAGCGTTTAATAAACTGCCCGGTCTTAGGGTCTATAGTTAACTGTGGCTCAGTTGCTCGAGCAGTGCCTTTCCATTCAACTAAGGTTTTTTTCTTTGGTTTCTTTACAAGCAACCCAAGCTCGCCTGCTTTTTTTGCTAGGTCCTGAAAGCTCAGCTCCTCGAGCGCAGATTTTGATTCATCAAAAAATGTATCTATCTCTTTGGCTCGTTGAGACCTTGGACCAGGAGCGACATTTCTCTTTGGCCTCATTTTTCCTTCGTCAAGCTTAGCCAAAAAATCAGGAGTGCTTAATGCGTCCGGGTTTCCTTTGGTGACATCCATGCTTTCACGCAGGATAGGCCGGCCTTTAGAATCTAAAAGCCATACCGCCCCTTCGGATACAGGAACTTCTTCAGCTAGTGTTTCCCAGGCATAGTAAGTGTCTTCCTTAATAGGCCGACCATCTCGATCAAGCGTCCACTCTGAGGGATCAGGCGCTCCTCTTTTGTCTTGCCTGGCGTAATCACCTTGCGGCCGGGTGCGCCTTACTGGCGCCCCCTCCTGCACAAGTCGGGCAAGGGGAGTGCCTTCAATGATGGTCCCATCGGGCGTCAGATCGGCTGTGCCTTCTTTCCGGCTCTCGTTTAGGGCGTTGGCTACAGCGCGCCTGCCGTGGGCAACCTCGAGCTTTTTGAGGACAGAAGCCTGGCGAGTAAGAAGCGCTTCGTTCTCTGCCTCGAGAATATCTCGAGCGGATTCCCAGATTAGATCTTTAAACGCAAAGACTTCGACACCAGCTACACCGCTTTGATCTGCAATAGGAGCGGCTTGCTCGATAGATTTATTAATAGATTCTTTGGTGCCCCTAGAGGCAAACTTTGTTTCAGCAAAAAGCTGCTGCAATCCAGATGATGTTTCCGCTTCACGCCCAAGGGTCTCGCTAATTTCCCGGACAGCAGTTTCAATCGCATTGATGCTGCTTTCTAAATAAGCAATCTCTTGGCGGCGACGTTTGTTTGCTTTTGCCCAGGTCCCCTTGCGCCCAGGAGCTTCAACCTTGTCTTTGGCAATAGCCTTCTTCAGCAAGGCAATGCCGTCTTGCATGTCTTTAATGTAGCTTTGCGCTGCCTGCTTCATCGCAGGAATCATGCGGGCGTTTTCGATGCCTTGAGCAGTAGTTTTGCTCATGACGTTTACAACATCATAACCGCCCTGGCCTAACTGGACAGAGTAAGCAGGCGGTCTTTCAGGGGCTGCGGTTCCAGCATTAATAGGCTCGCCAAACCCAGGCCGCCTTTGCGTAGACTCAGGGAAATCATAAAGAGGGAAATCAAGGTCAGCCTTTTCTCTTAGCTGCTCAAGGGTAAATCTTTTTTGTGGTTGTGCCTGTCTTTGTGTTGGCACTTCTGCTGGGGTAACTGGGTCCCCCCCCTTAAGGGGGGGACCCTTTACCGCAACAATCCGGGGAGTCAAAGTGCGTGCCTCTGGTTGCCTTTGAGGATCAAAGACTCCACCCATTACAACCTCACCAGGCCTTTCCTGGGCTAGGTATTCAACGTCTGGCATGGGAGTCCACTCAGGAGGTGTGCCGTCTTTAGCTTGTTGCTTAGCTTGGCTAACAAACTCAGCGCCTCGGGTCTCTCGAGCCATGTCTTGAATTTTGTGGTGGAAGAACGACATGCGATCAGCGGTAGGAGTGTCCTCTGTTGTATTCTCCCAGGATCTTTGAAACTTTGCGCGCATCTTATTAAGAGCGCCGTTGTAAAAATTGTTATTCTGCAAAGCGGAATGAGCTAGCCGCAAACCAGGATTAAGAAAACCAAGCTCAGGTGCACCGGTCCAAACCCACATCCCAGCACCATGCAATAAAGAACTAGTTAAGTCTCCCCATTGCATTTGCCTTGGAGCACCAGGAACAGGCTCACCAAAAGAAGGTTCCTTCTTTCCCTTTAGGACTTTCTTATTTGTCCGCATTGGCAGTCGAGGCCGAGCGATCCCATCGTCACCAATCTTAACTGCTTTTGTAATTGGAGCTTCTAGAGCCCTGCCTATCTGACTAGGGATACCCGTTGCTTGGTCTAGTTTATTAAGCGCTTTTCCGTAGCGGACCTGAGGAGGAAGCTGAGAGGCTTTAGGATAAGCAGCCTCTCCCATTTCAAACTTCCTTAGCATTGCATCAAACGCAGGATCTTTTTTTCTAAACTCAGCGACGCGCTTTGCTTGAGCTTTAGATATTTTGCCCCGAACAATGTTCATGATCTTAGGACCTGCAAGCCCAAGAATAATCATTGGCTTTCTAAAGCCGGCAGGCATTCTAGCTCCGCCGATTAAAGGCATGCCTTCAGGAAAAACAGCACCACCTCTGTCAGGTTCTACTGCTGCAAGGACAGCGCCAAGTAGCCCACCAGTTAAGTGGGCACCCATCTTCTTAGATGATTCCCATGGAGTTTCATTAACCTTGTCTTCGCCAAAGCCTGATCCCGTTAACAGGAACTCCCAAGTGCCAGCGCCCATCATGGTAAAGTCCTGCTTTACCCCTTGCCACCATCCAGCATCTTGCTGGGCAAGCTGAATAGAATGATCGACAAAACCCTGGTAGCCCTCAAATACTGTATTGTACTCTGGGTATTCTGTTCTTCGTTTTAGCTCGTATGATTCGTCATAAAGACTAACCATCTGGTCGAACTCAGGATTTCCCTCAGCTTCAAGGGTGTCCCAATAAACAGGGCTAGCTTTATAAAGAGGGGAATTTTTAAAACCCTCATCAATATAAAGACCAAGTGCCTCAGTAAGAAAAGTCTTCTCTTCGTCCTGCCCCGGAAGCTCTCGGTGAAAAGTTGTTCCTGGGTATCCATACTCAAGTAAGTTTTGAGGAGGTCGAGCGGTTACAGCTTTAGCAAAATCTTTGTCTTGCTTATCTACTTCTTCTGCAAATCCTCTGCCCTTATTGTAAGCAAGAAGCTCAAGGAAAGTTTTACGAGAAGGAGCGCTATTAAGTTTTTGGTAGAAGTTATCATCAGTAAAATAATTGAAATAAAGATCAATATTTCCACCGGTAGGTAGAACGCCAAGAGCTTGAGCGCCGTGTGCTAGTCCTGTTCCTGCACCATAGATGAAACCAGGAACACCGCTGCCAAATTTTCTAGCCCAGCTATAATCTACTGGTTCAGGAGCAGGTTCCGGCTGAGTGTTTTCAACTTGATCCCATTCATTAACTTGAGCTTGGGCTTGAGTAACTTTTTCAGGCGCTGTTTCTTCTGGAAGTGTATCCGGCAAACCCTCAATGCGAGTTGGCCTGCCTGCGATTCTAGATCGCTCTTCTTCTTGTACTTCGTAGGGATCAACAAAATCTGGAGAAGGAACCTTAACCACGGATTACTCCTAGCGCCTTTCGGCTACCGCATTTCTTTTGGCTTTAGCCATCATTATCATAATCTCTTTAACATACTTATGCGTTTCGCCTATTCTTCCGTTAGCTTCCCTTGTTGGGCTAAGCACACCAACAATTCCTAACCTTTGAGTTTCTCCAACACCAGCATTGTAACCTGCTAAAATCTTTTGGATTTTTCTGGGGTCGTTCTTTTTTATAAAGCCTGATTTTCTTAGGGTGTTTTCAACCCACTTTAAATACATAGCCCCAGCTTCAAGCGACATATCTTCATCAAAAAGATTAGCAAACTCTTCGGCTGATCCACCGAGATCATGAAAAGCAGGCGGAGTAACCTGAGTTAAACCAATTGCGTTATTAGGAGAGACAGCAAGAGGATGGTATCCGCTTTCTCTTCTAATAAGAGCATCAAACAAAGCAGGCTCAACACCTTGCTGGGTTGCAACTTGCATTGCTTTTTCTCGTATCTTTAAAACCTGCTCAGTGCTTGGCTGGTTTAATCCCGTTACGATTGATTGAGGAGAATACTTTGGATACTGACCAAGGGTTTTGCGAAGTTCTTTAGTTTGTTTTTTTGTACGGCCTCTCGCTCGTGACCGATACTTACGGCTAGATGAAGGAATGTCTTCATTAATGTTTGGCATTGATTCGCCTGTTGCAGCGTTAATACCCATGGCTTTAGCCTGTTGATCAACAAAGGTTTCATCTTCCTTTGTCATTGGCTCTGCCATGTCTGTATCTAACTCAGCAGCCTGCTTGGCAGTTAGCTGTAAGGTGCGACCTCCGCCAATATCATAAGAAACTAACCCAGAAGAAGGCTGCTGCCTTAGGTTTTCAGGAAGGTTTCTTTTAATAATATCGTCAAAAGAACTTCCGCCTTCACGATAAGCTGAAGGCCTTCTTGGGTCCTGAGTTGTTGCCTGACCCGTTTCTCTATCAATAAACATTTGAGGTCTTGCGCCAGACAAACTTGGCGGAGTTTTAAAGCCTGCTGCTTCTGCCGCTTTTAATTTATCAAGCTCACTAGCTGCCTGACCCTGCATTCTTTCGTCTTTTAACTTTTGGAGTTGTTCCATCGAGGGACGGTCGCCCTTGGTAAGCTCTAGGTTTACTCTAGGTCCATGCCCTGAATGGCCAGGCTGCATTAACTCTGATTGGTTTCGAGCATTTAAAATTTGCTCAGCAGAAAAAGGCGTAAGATTCCTGAGAACATTCCAGCCTTGCAGGTTCCGGCTAAAGTCGTCACCATAAGCGCCGAAGCGCTCTTGGTCCCAGAGACTATTATGAGCAGCCTCACCAATGCGAACAGTTTCAAAAGCGCTTTTAATTCGAGGACTCATAGCAAGCTCAATGAGCCTTCGAGCCTTTTCGCTGTTGTCTCTATGGAACGACTCAAGTGCTCCCTGGATAGTTTCCCCTTCAGCGGTTACGCTTTCCTGTCTTTGTCTAGCAGTTAAGGGGGTACGCAGCGTAAACATTGGCGCGCTAAATGGATTGCCTTTTGCGCCAACAGGAACTTCTGCTCCCATTTCAAGCTGGCCGTTACCTGCTCTAACAAGATCCTCTGCAATTGATCTTGAATACAGTCCGTTAGATTTGTCTGCGCCTTTTAAAGCCGCTGGCAGGGCACCCATTAGCCCTGGGTCGCTATCAAGCCCAGTGGCAAGGCGACCGGCTTTTAATATGTCTTGAACGCCTTGAGAGTTATCAATCTGCCCTTTTCTTTGTTCATAGCCCTCACCGACTCGTCGATTTGCTTTGCCTGAACCCGCACCACCTCTAGCATCTAGCTTGCTTTGCGGGTCCGCATAAAGCGGAGGCCGCACCCGCTCAAACTGCTTAGTGATTGTGTCTTCTGCTCCGCCAGAAAAGCGATTCCAAAGACTACCTGATCCTGGTCGGTCATAAGCAGCGCTCATGTCGGCTAACGCACTTTGCTGGCCTGCGTAGTCTTTAGCGCCAGCAAGTCTGCTCATGCCAGTAGCGTAGCTTTGTTCTGCCATGGCACCTGCGCGCTCTAGTTCTTCCTTCTTTTCAAAGCCGGAGATCTTAGACTGCATTTGTCTAGCCATCTCGGGAGTAAGCCTGCCTTGCGCCCCAAGGGATTTCATTTGTTCTTGTAGCGCTTTAGCTTCTGCTCTTGCTTTGCTCTTTTTAACAACTTCATCTGCTCTGGCTTCTGCTGCGCGCGTTCGCGAGTGATGATCAACAGCGTCAGCAACAGTTCCACCAACCTTGCCAACAATATCTACTGCTGCCATCGCTCCTTGAGGAGTAATTAGTTCCTCAAAAGGATTGTAGTCGTACATTGATTTTGGTCGAGCCTGTTTAACATCGACAGAGCGATTGTAAACAGACTGAGGTTGGATAATTCTAGCCATGATTATTCCTAAACAGTTGCGGTGCCAGCATAAGCAGCAGGGCCAAGGTTTTGATCAATGCCCTCAAGGTTTCTAATTTGAGTATAACCTTTGCCGCCCGGTGTTAAATACTCAGCAACCAAAGCATCTGCGGCGTCAGGGCTTTCTTGCCTGATCTGATTAATAATAGTCGAAGCCTCAATAAACATCTGCTTCGTATTATCACCGCGCAAGCCGCCCCACACATTAGAGTTTTCAGTGATAGCGTTTTGAATCATACCTTGAGCCTTAGCGTAAGCAGGCCCTTTATCGGTTTCTCTTGTTCCTAACTCGCCACGCCTGCGCACAAGGCCGACTTTGCGCTCTGCTGCTTGATCACGAAGACCCCGAAGCTCGCGGTCTGCCTGTTGCCGCTGCTGCATCTCAGCAGCAGCAACATCCATTGAGCCTTGGTTTACTGCTTGGAGCCATGCGCCGCTAGAGTTCAAGCTTGAGCCTGGCATCATATTAGATAGAGCACGACCAGCGGTAAACTTGCGCAAGGCTCGGTCATCGTCTTGACGACCAATAAAATCTTGAATGCCTTGCTCGTCTAAAGAAACCTGATCACCTAAAAGCCCAAGCTCTTCAAGAC